AAAGAAAATTAAATTCTTTTAAAAAAGACTATAATATTTAGAAAAATTATTATTTATTTAGTTACTGTATGCTAAACCGCCCATACCAGACATGATACGGAGGACATTGTAGTTGACGGCGAAGATTGTGTCAACATTGACTGCTGTTCCAGTAGAAACTAATTGAGCATTATCAATGCGAGAGAAGTTGCACGTACCAGATGGTTGATGTTCTTCAGGTTTAAGGGCAAACGAATAAACAGCAATAGAGTCATCGAATTTTCCCGGACCTCCGGAGTTGGCCGGAGTGATTCCACCCGGACCAGAGTGATGTTGCCATACTTGAGTTCTGGTGAAATATCTGAAATCACGAACAGCAAAACGATCGTGTCCATTTAGTTTAAGTCCAAATGTTACGTTTGCTGCGCTGCCATGAACACCGGTGTTCGCAGTGACATCGACCCCAACTTTCGATTTTTTTACTGTCCATATCAATTCTTTTACAGGATGGTTGAAATTGAGATCAGTGTTCCCGCCGGTGACGGCTACTGTCACAGTCTGTTCTTGAACCTGTTCAATTAAATATTCATGGGAAACCTGGGCGAATCTTCGACGTTCATCGGTATCGAGATAGATGTAATCAGCCCATAATGAGTTTTTCCCAGTCGCCCAGGACAAAGTTATTGTATGATTAAGAATAATTTTAACTTCATGGTACTGAAGGGCGATTAGGGGTAATGCCAGACCTGGATTACGACAGAACCAAAATTGTAATGGGACAAAAACTTTTGTGAATCCGGTGCCGTCGCCCGAGGTTACATTTACACCACCCATACCGCTCATTTTTTGAAATGATGTTGCGGTTTCGCCCGCGGCGTTTGAAACAGTCCCTGTAGGATTAGGTTCAGTTAATTCAGCCCATGTTTCCATCCATAAACCAGTATGTTTATCAATCTTTTGACCACCAATTTCTAATTCAACATCTGTAATCCATGAAGCGCCCGGATTGTCCATGTTCCGGACGCTTCCGCCGGCCGCTTCGGTAATTTCCAAATACATTCTGTGAACTAAATCACCATTTCTAGAAATAGTGGCGGTACAACGACCATTGCTATCTTGTGTCCCATTCCAGGTTTGTTCAATAGACTCCATAGAGAAGTTAGTGTGTCTGCGGTAGACAACTTTAAAGAAAGTAATTTGTGGGTTACCAGTAAGGTAAATATCTTGTGCGCCATAAGCTACTAATTGCATTAACCCTCCTCCCATTGTTTTGTTTTTATAATATAACATAGAAAAAAATTTTGGAGAAATTAATTAAATTCTTTTAAAAATGACTATAATATTTAGAAAAATATATTAATTATTTAAAATCTATAGAAATAGATTATTTATTTAGTTACTGTATGCTAAACCACCCATACCACTCATGATACGGAGGACATTGTAGTTGACGGCGAAAATACTACAATTTGATGAAACTAGTGCTGCACCAAATACTAATTGAGCGTTATCAATGCGGGAAAAATTACAAGTTCCAGATGGTTGATGTTCTTCTGGTTTAAGAGCAAATGAGTAAACACCAATGGAATCATTAAACGCTCCGTCCCCCGCACCAGTACCCGAATCAAGACCTCCTGCTCCTGTGTGGTGTTGCCATACTTGAGTTCTGGAGAAATATCTACTATCACGAGCGGCAAAGCGATCATGACCATTTAATTTTAGTAGAACTGTACCGGTACTCATTGGTTGAATAAGTGTAGTATAAGCAGCCGCTCCAGCAATACCATCCGCCCCATCAGTAGCAGCAGTCCATATGAGTTCTTTTACTGGATGATTAAAATTTAAATCTGTACTTATAACTTTACCGACTGTTTGTTCTTGAACTTGCTCGATTAAATATTCGTGTGATACTTGAGCAAAACGTCTACGTTCATCAGTGTCAAGATATATATAGTCAGCCCATAATCTATTCTTAGTAGCAGTGAGAGCAGCAAACATATTATGTTCAAGAATAATTTTAACTTCATGATATTGAAGGGCAATTAAAGGTAAAGCAAGTCCCGGATTACGGCAAAACCAAAATTGTAAAGGTATGAAAAATGGTACAGAATTACTAGATGCCTGTACACCACCCATACCACTCATATTTTGAAAAAGGGTCCCGTTCACACCACCAGCGGCGCCATGAACACCTGTAGGATTAGGTTCAGTTAATTCAGCCCAAACTTCCATCCATCTCCCTGATTGTTTATCTATTTTTTGACCACCAATTTCTAATTCAATAGAGGTAATCGCTGCAGAGGAAGGGTTATTAAAAGTTGCCGCACACGTATTTGTAATTTCCAAATACATTCTGTGAACTAAATCACCGTTACGGGAAATAGTGGCGGTGCAACGACCATTCGCCCCATCAGAGGTACCATTCCAGGTTTGCTCAATAGCCTCCATAGAGAAGTTAGTGTGTCTGCGGTAGACAACTTTAAAGAAAGTAATTTGTGGGTTACCAGTAAGGTAAATATCTTGTGCGCCATAAGCTACTAATTGCATTAATCCTCCTCCCATTTTTGTTTTTATAATATAACATAGAAAAAAATTTTAGAGAAATTATTTAATTAATTTAAATTAATTAAATTCTTTTAAAAATGACTATAATATTTAGAAAAATATATTAATTATTTAAGATCTATAGAATAGATTATATTATTTAATAATTATTTAGTTACTGTATGCTAATCCACCCATACCGGACATGATACGGAGGACGTTGTAGTTGACGGCGAAGATTTTATTTATACCGCTTCTGGGGGCGGATGCCTCTAGTCTGGCGTTATCAATTCTTGAGAAGTTACATGTTCCACTTGGTTGGTGTTCTTCTGGTTTGAGGGCAAATGAATAGACCCCAATAGAGTCATCGAATTGTCCATCGAGACCAAGGTCTCCATCTGAAGTCACCGAAGTCAATCCGCCTGCTCCCGAATGATGTTGCCATACTTGTGTTCTAGAAAAATATCTCCAGTCACGGGCAGAAAAACGATCATGACCGTTTAATTTAAGTAAATACGTCTGGGTCTCTGTTCCAATTGCTATTGATGTCGGAGCCACCGTGCCACTTACTTTCGCTGAAGCACACCACACTAATTCTTTAACGGGATGATTAAAATTAAGATCACCGGTACCATCAGTTAATGATTGTTCTTGAACCTGTTCAATAAGGTATTCATGAGATACCTGAGCAAAACGACGACGTTCATCGGTATCAAGGTATATATAATCACACCATAATTTATTATCCTGCTTGTGTCCGGTCGCGGCTAACGTTGATGCGATAGTATGATTAAGGACAACTTTAACTTCATGATACTGAAGAGCAATTAAAGGTAATGCTAGACCAGGATTTTTACAGAACCAGAATTGTAATGGAACAAATAACTTATCCATATCCGTGCCAGAGCTGGCACCATCTATTACTCCACCCATTAAACTCATTTTTTGAAACAAAGTTCCACCTATGACTTTCCCGGTCTTGGCTTTACCACAAGCGCCTGTAGGATTAGGTTCAGTTAATTCAGCCCATGTTTCCATCCATAAACCACTTTGTTTATCAATCTTTTGACCACCAATTTCTAATTCAACATCTGTAATACATGAGGCACCAAAGTTACCCCCCTCAGCGAGGACGGTGTCTCCTGTAGTTAATTCTAAATACATTCTGTGGACTAAATCGCCATTGCGAGAAATGGTGGCAGTGCATCGACCATCTGAAGCTGCCGAAGTCCCATTCCAAGTTTGTTCAATAGCTTCCATAGAGAAGTTAGTGTGTCTGCGATAGACAACTTTAAAGAAAGTAATTTGCGGGTTACCAGTAAGGTAAATATCTTGTGCACCATAAGCTACTAATTGCATTAATCCTCCTCCCATTTTTTGTTTTTATAATATAACATAGAAAAAAATTTTGGAGAAATTAATTAATTAAAAAAATAAAAAATTAATTAATTGATTAAATATAAAATATAAATTTGAAAAATAATTTAATATTTAAAAAAATCAACTATATATTTATAAAATGGCAGAACAATATGAAAAGAAAGAACTCAGACAACATATCTATGACACCCCTGATACATATGTCGGAGGTATCGATAAAATTAATGAAGTTCTGCCCATCTTAAACGATAATAAAATCGTGTTTAAAGAAATTGAATATATCCCGGCATTATTGAATATCTTTAATGAGATTCTTGTAAATGCGAGAGATCAAATTGTTAGATTACAAGGTAAAAGTGATGAAGACCCTAATATTATCCAAGTATCTCAAATTAAAATTAACTTTAATGAAGATAATTCAATAACTGTATTAAATGATGGAAATGGTATTACTATAAAAAAACATGAAAAAGAAAAAATATATATTCCTCAATTAATCTTTGGTGAACTTTTAACATCATCTAACTATAAAAAAGATGAAAAAAGAATTGTTGGTGGTAAAAATGGATATGGAGCAAAACTT